CAAAAGCGTTATCTCCGGCAAGACTTAAATAATCCCCCGTCCCATCAAAATACCCACTCGCGCCGTTCGTCGCTGCACTCCACGCTGCCGTGGGGTTGAACGGGCTGAAGGCTTGGATGCTGGTGTTGCCATTTGGCGTAACGGTGTATGCGTTGGCAGAATTATCTACAAACCGATTGGATTGAAGTGTTAGAAGTTGAGTTCCAGATACGGCTGTTAATGGCGCAGTTGGAACCGTAAGAGTTGTAAGCGACGGATCGTAAATTGCAGCATTTGCAATTCTTACATCTGAAAGATACCCGCGTACTTCATACGCGCCACCGGCTTGCCCGCCAAGGTAACTGATATATGCAACTTGAAGTTGAGCTGAATTGCTTGCTGTAACAATACGCGACCCATTTACAAAAACAGACAACGTAGAACCAGACCGCACATAAGCAATATGATTCCATTGGTTTTTAGTAACCGCAGTTCCGGTGGGACTAAAAGCAGCAGCTCCATTTAATGCAGCTCCTACAGCACCAGAATTGTTTACAAACAGTTGGCAATTTCCAGCACCAGAAGAACTTGGGCCGCCAAAAATTATGTGGTACCCAGTTACATCTTCCCCGCGATAAAACCAACACTCGCAAGTAAAATCACTTAAATTCTGTTGAGTAAACCCACTTAAATAATCTAAATTCCCATCAAAGTACGCACCCCACCCCGTCTGACTGAACGGGCTGAACGTACCCTGCGTCGTGTTGCCGTTGCGGGTGATCGTGAAGTTATTGGTCGAGCTATCAACAAACGTATTGTTTTGCGCGCCGTTCGTGCCGTTGCCGGGCAATAGCAGCGTGACGTAGTTGAAGAAGGGGTCAACGACCGCCTTCTTGACGCCAGCCAATAGCATCTGAATCACGCCACTCATAATTAGCTCACATTCCCACTAACCACGCAGACCGTTCCACTAATAAACAAGATCGTCGCCACGCCGCGTGTCGCCAAGGTCATCGTCGCCTTGTCAGCATCCTCACCCGCGATGTACGCCGTCGTAATCGTGCAGGTGATGGTGATGTCGCCCGTAGTATTATTAAAAATGGAGATGGCATCACCGCCAGCAAAGGTGGCGTCTGGGATGGTGATAGAACCGCCTGACCCGACCTCTACAAACTTACCGACATCAGCCGTGGCGAGCGTGTAGCTCGCGGTCTTTGATCCCACTGCGGGAATGATGCGCACGCTGCCGGCAGAGTCCTTAATCGTGCCATCCACGTCCAACTTAGAGGTGGGGTTGTTTTTTCCGATGCCGACATAATCGGCTGACGCATCCACGAAAAATAAGTCAGTGTCGGTGTCGCCTTCGATGCGGAAATCCACATCTGCTCCAGACTCGTTAATGGTAACGGCATTGTCCAAAGACACCACGCCATCTGCCGCAATCTGCCCGACCGCGATGGCCGTGGCATCTTGAAATGACATCGTTCCCAGGTACTGATTCAGCGGCACCTCATTCGGCGCAGTGCCAATATCTACTTGCGAAACGATGTTGGAACCGTTTTCTAGGAACTGAACACCGTAGACATCTTTGAACTGCAACGCCGACGTACCCAAGTCACGCGCATTGTCGGTGCTAGGAACGAGGTCGGTGTTAAAGCGACCGTTTGCTGTGATGGTGTCAGAGGTCGCATCACCAAGCGTGACGTTGCCGGTGGCAGACAAAGTAGTGAAAGCGCCAGTAGAGGGGGTTGTGACACCAATGGTAGTGCCGTCGATGGTGCCGCCGTTAATATCTACCGTGGTGACCGTGCCACCATTGGTAACCGTAGCGCCAGTAAAGTTAATCGTGCTGTTGGCAGTGAGGTTCGTGAACGAACCTGTTGATGCACTGTTGGCACCGATCGCTGTACCATCAATGGCACCCGCATCAATATCCACCTTAGTAATATTGACTTCACCCGTCCCATCAGGCGTGAGATCAATGTTGCCATTGGAGTTGGTGGAGGTAATCGCATTGCCAGAAAGGTTAAGGTTATCAACCGCAAGCTCCGAACTCACGGTGACTTTGCCCGTGGAATCGGCAATCGTTAAAGCGGCAGTGCCATCCTTGGCTTTGACATTGGTGACCTCGAGATTGGTCAAATCCAAGGTCGTGGCATTCAGCGTGCCAGTGGTAATCTTCGTGTTGGTAAAACTATCCAGAGCCTTTGTAATAGCTCCGTTAGTCGCCCCCGCACCATCGGAGTAGATGATCGCGCTTTCGCCGTTAGGCACCGTGACCGTGGCTCCTGCGGAGCCTTGCTTAAAGGTTAAAGACTGCCCACCTGTCGTTGCATTAATAACGAGCCAGGTCTTCTGTAGCGTATTAGGGGCAAAGGTAACCGTGCGAGTAGCTGATAAAGTTGTTGAGGTAAATTTAATTACCGCATGGCGAGCATCACTAGAAACACCATCAGAGACGGTAAGCGTGACATCTGCATCACTGGCAATGTTATAGGTAACTGCCTTAGCAATGGCCTCATCAAGGATGTCAGAAAAATTGGTATTAGTGGTGTCACCCCAGGTTCCGCTTTCATCACCTGTAGTGATTAGCTTAATACCAATGTTGCTATAGGTTGCCATTCGCTTACCTCTACGCTGCTATCTGCGTCCAATTTGGCGATTGAGGAGTTGAAACATTACTCCATCCCGCCGACTGTGTGTTTGAAATCTCAGACCAATTAGGATTCTGCACGGTATCTACTGATTCCCAAATCAAGTAATACCCGACAATACCTTGAGCAGAAACCCCTTGAACCAATACATTAATGCCAGTTCCAGTTTGAACAACAACTGATCCTGTGACACCAGTTATTTCAACGCCTGTTACATTGACATCAGATTCAGCAATAACTGTGGCAGTTCCAGTTTCGCCGGTTGCCTCAAAGCCCGTTAGGACAACCGAAGCGGAAGCACGGGCAACAACATTGCCAACCACCACAGAAGCGGTGAATCCCGTAACATCAACATTGGCTGTTGCAATAACGGTCTCATCACCGACATCGGCAAGAACCGCCTGCCCTGTAACACCCGTAACCGCAACGGCATTGATAACAACGGTGCCAACTTCACCCGTTGCTTCAATATTTGAAGTAGTGCCTTGACCCCATGGCTGATCACCCCAAGCAACGCCTGAAGCTCCCCAGCCATCAAAAGCAACTCTTGCATTAGCCACTTACGCGGCCCTCGCTTTTAAGCGATCCGAATAATGGCGTTTGAAGAGTCTGCCGTGGGAAACACAATCGTAAAGTCGCCATTGGTCGAGGTCTTATCTCCACCAAAGGCTAGCACCGCTACCGCTTTATCCGATTGGCTGCTGTTGTAGATCAACGCACCATTGGCAGTGATCGTTGCTGATGTCCATGTCGTGTCGGAAAAGTCCAACCATGCCGTCGTTGAGGTTGAGGTCGGGACTTGTGATACCGAAAGCGTGTTACCGCCTGCACTATAGCCCGTGCCACTCACTTCGTTGGTAACCGAGTAAGCCGTGGTTGTCGAATCTAACGTGGCAGACGAGGTATAAAGAGCGATCTTAAAAGTATCGGCTGCCGTTGAGCCGCGAGTCACGGTAGTGCCAAAGGCATGAACGCCATTAAGGATATCTACCTTAAAGCTCGTTGCCATTGCTTGGGAAATTGCCATTACAGTTCTCCTATGATCTTGGCTAAGTCATCATGGCCCTGTAGCAATAGCTTCGCCTTGATCGTAGTGCGTTCGCTTTGTTGGGCTTCTTTCAAATATTGAACTAAAACTTCTCTAATGTGACCTCGAAAGGCTTTAGCCTGTTCAACAATCACAGGATGGCTTTGCTCGCCAATGTAAATAATCTTTTGTAAAGCGCGTTCAGCAATCTCTTCTGGAGTAAAGCCTCGGTTCTGGGTCGTCATTACTGTGACGGGGCCGATTTCCATTCCGCCGCTAAATCCACTCATGTCACAGGAATCCTTGCCTGCCCAGATCGATACGCATCTTGACGCTCCATGCCGTCACCTAATCGCTTGGCAAGGAGTAACGCCTCTTTGTACTTGTTGTCATACTGGGTCATTAAGTCGGCATCACCTTTTAAGTAGGTGTAGGCTTCGACTAAAGAGCCATACAACAAAACACTATCAAAGTTATCTCCAAGCCAACTGGTTCCTGACGTCACAATAGATTCTGGGTAGAAGAAGTAATGCAGTTCCATTGTGTAAACGGCATCTGGAGTTGGCCCCAAGATAAAGGTAAGTTCCGTCGGCTGATCTGATCTAGGGCCAAACAATGCATAGTAGGCGGGTACCCCTGTGTCAGTAGGCGACGGATAAGATTCTCTAAGAAAGTTTACATCCTTATTTAAAAGATACTCATAGCTTCCGTCAGGCAGAATAACTGCCAATGAATACGGCGCTAAAAAATCATCTGGGCAAGCCAAATACTTATTGCTTATAGCGGTTGAACCCGTCATATTTTTACGCAAAGAAGGAAACTGGATCGTGTTGTAGATCCGCTCCTCAGCCTGCCTCACGAAGGTAGGAATGTTATTCACAAACGACGTCTCCGTCGATTGCACATAGTCCTGAATGGCTTGGCTTAATTGTGCGTAGTTCATAATTAACTCGTTGTCACGGTCACAGAACCTAACGAAGCCCTTGCAACCAAGTCATTGGGGGTAAGGTCACCATAGGTATCGGAAGCGCCGCCTACGGGGTTCCAGCCCCATTGGATCACTCGACTGCCTCCAGCACCATTAGCTCCCACTTCGAAATAACTCGTGTCAGGGCGGGGATTGCGAATGGCTTGTGGATCTTCTACAGGGTACATGCCCAACTGCAACTGCGGTTGATCAGGTTCCCAACACACTTCACACACTAAAATGTTGACGTTCTGGGTTTTGATGACCAGTTCTTTTAACTGGCTCAGCTTGTATTGGAAACCACATCGATCGCATTCCGCAATCGCATGCTTGCCCGATGCAAACTGGTTAGGCATGGTTACGATCCAATAAAGGCTTGCCGAGGTACAAAGCGTACCGAGGCTTTCTCTCGATCCTCTTCCGCTGCCATCACCCAAGCCTCGTCATACATTTGCTTAAGCATGGGTATGCGTTGCTCTGCACCGGGAATTTTTAAGGCAAGGTAATACGCCAACCCCGCTACCAAGCAAGGCAAAAACCGAAAGGGAATGTCTTGTGTCGTAGCGCCATTACCCGCATCGAGCATCCGGCGTAGCCGCCAGTACACAAGCGTGTAGGTTTGGCTGCTGTCGGGAACCGGCCACACGGTAAAGGTCGGATATTGAACGACGCTCGATGAGTTGGTCGCTCCCGTTTTGCGATCAATGTAGATCTGAATAGGGCGACCCGTGGCAGTCTTGTTGGGGATCGAGGCGTAGGTGCTAACCGAGATACGAGTGATATCGATATCTGTTTGGTTAGATCCTGTGCCGGTGCGAATGACATGCTCGATCAAATCCACCGTATCGACAGGAATATTGTAGGTCGCCGTCCCTGGCGTTAAAACCTGACTTCCCTGCTCAATCGTCCAGAGGTTAATGCCTCGGTTTGCCCATTCCAGCAACATCAAATTCAAGCTACGTCGCGCTGTGCGAAGGTCGTAGCCTGATCTGAGTTCAGCCCCGCAACGCTCAAACGCCTCTTCTACA